AAAACGCAATAGAAAAACTTTTCGAGAAACCTTGTCAAACTAACGGTCGTTTTCGCGTCGGCGAACATATAGCAGAAAGAAGAAAAAACAATGACTAAACTTTTAGAGCAACTCAAGCGTCACGAAGGATTTCGTGAACACGTCTATAAGGACACAATGGGGTTTGACACTATCGGCTATGGTTATTCGTTATCACATAATCCGCTAAAGCTGACATCAAACGAGCTAAACATTTATCGACGCGAGGGCATCAAACAATCTGTCGCTGAATACATTTTGAAACGTTGCATTGATGAATTTAGAAAAACATTGCTTGTCAAAATTGAAGGTTTTGCCGATTTAGACGGCGTGCGTCAAGATTGCTTAGTCAACATGGCATTTAATTTGGGCGTGAGTGGTTTGTTGAAATTTAAAAAAATGCTTATTGCTATCAAGCGTGACGAATACAAATTGGCTGCAACCGAAATGCTTAATTCAAATTGGGCGCGTCAAGTTCACGGTCGGGCTAAGGAATTGGCGTTGCAAATGAAAACAGGCGAATTTGCGTAATGTCGAATTTCTATTTTAGAAATACTTAGAAATGGCAGGCAGACCGAAAGGTCAAAAAAAAACGGGTGGTCGCAAAAAAGGCATTACTAACAAGATGACCAAAACTTTGAAAGAAATGTTAATGGGTTCGCTTGATGCGGTCGGTGGTCAAGAATACTTTGAGCGTCAAGCCGAGGCAAACCCAGTCGCTTACATGACGATAATCGGAAAACTAATTCCGAGTGAATTGAAGGCTGAAATTGATGCAAAAACCGACAGCACGCTAACAATCAACATTATGAAATATGGCGACGACTATAACTCTCCCGAATAACTGGCATCCGCGCTCGTACCAACTACCCGTTTGGAAGTATTTAGAAAGCGGCGGCAAGCACTCAGAATTAATTTGGCATCGTCGAAGCGGTAAAGACGAAATTTGTTTGCATCGAGCCGCGATTGCCGCATTTGAGAGAGTGGCTAATTACTGGCATATGCTCCCAGAGGCGGCACAGGCTCGCAAAGCAATTTGGGATGCTGTTAATCCGCACACGGGTAAAAAACGGATTGATGAAGCGTTCCCAGTCGAGATTCGCAGAACGACACGCAATCAGGAAATGCAGATTGTATTTAAAAACGGTTCAACTTGGCAGGTCGTGGGTTCGGATAACTTTAACAGCTTAGTTGGTTCAACACCTGCTGGCATTGTTTATTCTGAGTGGGCTTTGGCGAATCCGTCGGCACGTTCGTATTTGCGTCCAATCTTGGCTGAAAATGGTGGCTGGCAATTATTTATTACAACGCCGCGCGGCAACAATCATGCAAAGCACACGTTTGATGCGGCAATGAAAAATCCGCAAGCGTTCGCACAACGATTAACAGCTTATGACACGAGTGTTTTTAGTGATGAACAACTCGAATACGAAAAACAAAGTGCAATCGATGATTTCGGCGAAGTCATCGGGCGCGCGAAGTTTGAACAGGAATTTATGTGTTCATTCGATGCGGCAATCATGGGCGCGGTGTGGGGTAAAGAGTTTGCGGACGCTGAAAACGCGGGGCGAATTGGCGATTACAAACACCTTGATTCACCTGTTTATACGTCATGGGACTTAGGTTACAACGACCAAACGGCAATCTGGTGGTGGCAAATTGAGAAGAATGGCAGGGTACGCTTTATTGAGCATTACGATGCTTTCGGTGCTGACGTTGACCATTACATCGAAGTCATTCGTTCCAAGCCGTACAAATACGCGATTCACTGGCTACCGCACGATGCAAAAGCCAAAACATTAGCGTCAAATGGCAAGTCTATTCAGCAAATGTTGCAATCGGCATTAGGTATTTCAACGATTCGGATTGTGCCAAGTCTGTCATTGATGGACGGCGTACAAGCCACGCGGCAAATGTTAAAAAATGCGGTATTTGACGAGCAAACCCGCGACGGCGTTGAAGCCTGTAAGCAATACAGATACACATGGAAAGATGAAACACGGACATTCTCGATTGCGCCGTTGCACGACTGGACATCACATCATGCTGATGCGCTAAGAATGGCGGCAATCGCATGGCGTGAAACGGATAAACCAAAAGAAAAAGAGAAGTCCAAATTCTGGGACACGCAAACGCTTGATGAACTCTGGCGTGATACAAAATCGAAATCAACGAACCGAATTTAATTTATATACACAACTGAACGTCCTTTCACATTTGTATAGATAACAAAAAATGACCGAGAAATTATCAGCACAACCGTGGCACGACGAGATAAAACGCTACAACGAGCAGTTCAAAAAATGGACTGAACGCGGCGAATCCATTGTTAAACGTTATCGTGATGAACGCAAAGAATCGAGCAAGGGTGAATCACGCTTCAACATTTTGTGGTCAAACGTTCGCACGCTAAAACCTGCGATTTACGCTAAACCACCGATGCCAGAAGTATCACGCCGTTATAACGATAACGACCCTGTCGCGCGCTGTGCTTCAACGATTCTTGAGCGTGCGTTGGATTACGAAATTAAGCAATATGGCGATTTCAACGCCACGCTGTCGTGTGTTGTCGAGGATAGACTTTTACCAGGTCGCGGTGTCGCATGGATACGTTATGAACCTACAATTGAAACAATTGAAAACGAACCGTTTTTATCGAATTACATTGAAGCTGACGGTGAAGAATACGCCACACATGAAACGAGTAACGAAAATCAAATTGCTGGTGAAAATTCCGAGCCGTTAGAGCGCATTGAAAATGAGCAGTCGCCCGTCGATTATGTCTATTGGCAGGACTTCGCACATTTACCCGCTCGCACATGGGACGAAGTAACGTGGGTGGCGCGTCGCGTTTATATGTCAAAAGAAGAAGGTTTGGAGCGATTTGGCGAAGAATTTGAAAACGTCACGCTTACCACTTCGCCCGATAAGAAAGATGATGAAAAATCCACAACCAACGAACTCAAAAAAGCCGAAGTGTGGGAAATTTGGGACAAACCCAAAAAATGCGTCTATTGGGTAGCGGCACACCATGAAACCATTCTTGATAAACGCGAAGACCCGCTTGAATTAGAAAACTTCTTCCCTTGTCCAAAACCGTTCTTTGCTACGATTTCAACGGGTTCGCTTATTCCTGTTGCTGATTTCGTCATGTATCAAGACCAAGCAAACGAAATTGATGAAATCACAGGTCGCATTCAGCATTTGACACGCGCTTTAAAAGTCATGGGTATTTATGCGGCTGACGAACCAAGCATTGAACGATTAATGAAGGAAGGCAATGATGCCGTCATGATTCCTGTCAAAAACTGGCAAGCGTTCGCAGAAAAAGGCGGCTTGTCGAATGCCGTGCAATTCATTCCGTTAAATGACGTGATTCAAGCGATTGCACAGCTTTATCAAGCGCGTGAAGCGTGCAAGCAAATCATCTACGAAATTACAGGTTTGTCGGACATTGTCCGTGGAGCGACAAACGCGAATGAAACCGCGACAGCGCAACAATTAAAGTCTAATTTTCAATCGTTGCGCTTGAACGAAGCGAAAGACGATATGTCACGATTTGCGCGTGATGTGTTACGCATGAAAGCCGAAGTTATGTGCAGTAAATATCAGCCTGAAACGCTGATTAAAGCGTCTGGCATTATGCACACGAGTGACGCGGAATTAGTTCAACAAGCAATTATGCTACTCAAAAATGAGCCGATGCGTAATTTCAACATCGACATCGAAACCGATACGCTCGTTTTAATTGACAAACAACAAGATAAGCAAGACCGCATTGAGTTTCTGACGGCAGTAAGCGGGTTCATGCGTGAATCTATGTCGGCTGGAAAGGATAATCCACAAATGATTCCGTTGTTGGGCGAATTGTTAATGTTCGGAATTCGTGGCTTTAAAATTGGTCGCACAGTTGAAGCGTCATTTGAGAAATTCATCGAGCAATCACAACAACAAGCCGCCAATCCGCAGCCAACTTCTGAGCAACAAAAAATGGAATTTGAAAAACAGAAATTGCAGTCTGAAATTCAAGTGCAAAATCAACAAGCCCAACAAGTGATGGCTGAAGCGCAATCACGTCAGCAGTTAGAAGCGCAACGATTCCAAAATGATGCGGCAATTGAAGCTCAAAAAATGCAAGTCGAACAAGCTAAGATTCAGCTTGAAAAAGACTTGAAAGAGCGTGAATTGCAGTTTGAACAGTGGAAAACACAGTTAGAGAATAATACAAAAATTATGCTCGCTGAGATTTCGGCAAAGTCACAAATGGAGCAAAAATCATTTGATGCGTCGCGCGAAGACAGCAAGGTGGTTGAAGAAAATCAAAATCATGTATCAATTGCAACTTTAATTGACGCGGCAAATCAGAACATGGCACAAATGCTACAGTCAATCTCAGAACAATACGATGCAAACAACAGTCGCCATATTGCTTTGTTAGAGCAACACTCAAAACCACGCCGCATTGTTAGAGATGAAAACGGAAAAGTTTTAGGCATTGAATAATGAATTACGCATACAACCTTTCGGTTAGCCTTGACCAGTTTTTTAATGCGCTAATCGGTGGCAATTGTGATTGTACGATTAGCGGTCACGTTGCGGTTATGAATTGGCAAAAACTGGAACAGATGATTGATTTCACGTTTGCGCCGATTGAGAAAAATCATTGTCAAAATTCGCTGTTAGCAGATAACGATTACGACACAACACAAAACTATTTTCTAACGTGCATCGTCGCCACAATCGGCTGTGCATTACTTTTTATTCCCATCCGAATTTTAGGAGCTTTCAAACATGGCTAAATATGCACACATTGATGTTTTAGACGGCGGTTTAAATGTCATCAAAAACAGTTGTACAAAAATGATTTTATTATCTGCTTACACCACTAATTTCACGACCGCGACAACAACGAATTTGGTTGCCGAAGTCGCTATGACATCCACTGATTTTACAATCGCAGGTGCTGACGGCGCGGCGCGGGTATTAACTGTGGCAAGCGGTAAATCAGACAGCGCGGCAAATGCCAGCGCGTTAGGAACACCCGATTTGCACATTGCATTTGTCGATGCGTCGCGGGTGCTTTGGGTAACAGACGAAACATCAAATCAACCTGTAACCGCTGGCAATCCTGTTAATTTTCCGTCGTCGTTGACTTACACAGCTAATCAGCCAACTTAGGTGAAATATGCTACTAACTGAAATCCAAAACACAGGTTTAACGGATGATGCGGTGATTGTTGAGTATTTCAACACGCCGTCCGTTCCTGCAAAAGGCTCGATTGAAACCAAGTTAATCAAGCAGTATTTGATTCTTAGAGATTTGAGAGTTGCCATTAAAAACGGCACAAGTGTAGCGTGTCAGCAAGTGAATTTAGCATTAGACGACTTTGAAACTTTTGATTGTTCAAGTCCGATGATTTTGGCGAAATTGACACAAGTGTTAGATGATTTGATTGCGGATAATTTAGTTCCTGCCTTCATTCAAGCTGATAAAGATTACATTTTATCAATGGCTGACACATTGATTACACCTGCACAGTCGTTAGGCTTGACTGTGAATTTTGAAACCGTCAACACTGCCTTGAGAGGTTAGAAAATGGGAACAATGAAATCGGAGCAATCCACCCCAGTATCATTAACCGCAACAGGTTTAGCCACTTTAGCGGCTGCAACGTATTGTGTATCGGACACTAAAACCAATACAACTAATCAGCCGTATGACGTGATTTTAAACGTCAACGTTAAATCTGCGACAGGTGGTACGCTTGCAAATCGTCAAGTAGTCGTATTTGGTCAAGCAAGTTTGGACGGTACAACATGGCAAACAGGCGCAACAAGCGGTACATCAACATTAAATGAAGGTGACTTGACGTTTTTAGGCACGGTATCGGTTGCTGAACAAAACGTTGACCACATTAGAAATTTCAGTGTGTTGCAAGCGTTTGGCTTCGTCCCTGCTCATGTGCGATTTGTGATTAAAAATGACATCGGTACAGGTATCGCGCTTACAGCAGGAACATTATCAACGTCTGAAATTACAATGACGTATGCCTAGCGTTAGCCAACGAACTGTCAGAACTACTCAACCACAAACCGCCGTTGGAATTGATTATTCAAATCCGATAACGCACGGTTTAGTTGCGTGTCTTGATGCAAATAGACGGGTATTGATAAACGGTAGTGAAACCAGACCGCTAACACTGACTAACCCTGCTCGCCGTGCGTCCCAACAAGAATTTGGCTCGACGACATATCAAGCGACAATGCAGGCAATCAAAGCTCCACCTGCTGCATCGTCAAATGTCACCATGTTGTCGCTTTTCATTCCATCAACCGATACTGCCGAAAGAGCTTACGGACAGCTTGGACACATTGCAACAGGTAATATGTTTTCTGTTGCGTCTGGTGATGGCACAACGGCTGGTGTTGTTAGATTTAAAATCTATCTAGGTAGTACCCGAATTATCGGCGCATCACAAGCGAATGCAGGTGTACCAAACCTTGCAATCGCACGACATATCAACGGGCAGTCACAAAACCTGTGGTTGAACGGCGTAAAAGATGCTGCCAGCGGTACATTTACAGGCAATAGTCTTGGTTTTGGTTTTTACGGATTTAATCAGAGTAGCGGTACGGGTGGCACATCCATTCTTAACGCTGTTTGGAATCGCGCATTAACCGATGCTGAAATCAAATCGTTATCTGAAAATCCTTGGCAAATTTTCGCGCCTGAACGCCGCGTTGTTGCGTTTGATGTCGTCGCTCCAAGTGGCGGTGCAGTTGATTTAGTTGGTCAGAATTCACAGCAAGCCAATACTGTAACGAATGGCCAGATTATCCAAAGCCACGTCTTGATTGGCTCGAACTCTAATCAAGCCAACATTAGCACCAGCGGCGAGATTTCAACTGGTTCTGTTGTTGTGCTTTCTGCACAAAATAGTCAACAAGCAAACTTTTCTACAGGCGGCGAAATAACGCAATCAGAAGGCGTTGTTGACATATCTACAATTGGTGGCGGATTTTATCCAGCAAAGAAAAAGCCAGCGACAAAAAAGAAGCCAGAAAAAAACACAAGACAAGAAATCGAAGACGTTATTGAAAAAGCGTTTTCAGAAAAGTTAGATGATAAAAAGCAAAAAGAAGACACACAACCAATTCAAGACGAAACAAAGCATCGAGATTTAGAAATTATGTTGGCATCACAACAAAAGAAAATAATTGAACTGCAAAAGAAAATTGAGCAACAGCAACAAAAATATGACGATTTACTTGATGAAAACCAAGCATTGATGCTGTTTATATAGGTAAGTGACCCATGCCGATTTATGAGATTCACTGCAAAAAATGCAACAAACACGATGAGATTTTTAGAAAGGTCGCAGATTACAATAACCTGCCTGATTGCTGTGGTGAAACGATGTCACGAATAATTTCAGCGTCTTTTGTTCATGCCGAATTTCCCGCTTACAAGTCGATGATTGACGGCAGTGTGATTAGTGACCGAGGACAGCATCGACGGCATTTAAAAGCGCACGGCTGTAGCGAAGTCGGAAATGAAGATATGACACCCAAAATCGACCATTTCGCCGAAAAAAGAAAAAAGGACGGATTGCGTCAAGAAATAGCCCAACGATTAGGATAAGAATATGCAAATAGAAGAAGAATTAGAAAGCACTGACGAATCAACCGAAGTAGAAACGACAACCGAATCTAATGATACGCGCGATATTATTGAGCGCGAACTAGATAAAGCTGGCACTTCACAAGAGGAAGAACAAGCCGCCGAAGAAAAAACCATTGAAGATAAGCCAAAACATAACTGGTCATCATGGAAAAGAGAAGCGGCAGAAGAATTAGAAAAATTGCCTGATAACGTTCAAAAACACATCATTGAGCGTGAAAGTCAGTTTCACAAAGGATTAGAGCAATATCGTGAGGCGGCAAACTTCGCTAAAACGATGGATAAAGCCATTGCACCACACAAAGAGTACCTAAACCAATTGCAAGTCACGCCTGATATTGCATTTCGTGAATTACTCAAAACTGAAAAAACACTGCGAACAGGAACAGCGCAGGAAAAAATAGAAATGTTCCAAAAGTTAGCGCATGACTATCAAATTGATGTTGGAACAGTGATTAACACGCCATTCAACCCTCAAGCAATGCAGTACAAAGACCAGTTAGCGTGGACACAAAGCCAACTTGAACAAGCAAATGACTTTAAACAAAGCCATGAAGAAGCACAAATCAATGCGGCAATTTCAGATTTTGGACAACAGCATGAACACTTTGAAGATGTTCGCCTCACAATGGCAGACCTGCTAGAAAAAGGATTGGCGAACGATTTAAACGAGGCTTATGCAAAAGCAGTACGTTTAAATGACGATGTTTTTACAAAGTTACAAACTAACTCAAAAACAAATCAATTAAACCAAGCAAATCAAGCCGCAAAAGCGGCGCGTCAGTCAGCCGTGCAAGTTAAAGGCGCGTTGTCAGGCATAAAACACAAAGCCATTCCAGCCAATGCCTCAACAGAGGATATTGTACGGATGTCTATTGAACAACTTGGATATTAAGGATTTTATTTATGGCATTTGCTAACAGTGCAATTAGCGACATTCTCGCCACAACGATTGAGAATCGCTCAAAAAAAGCGCAAGACAACTTGCGAAACAACAACGCATTACTTACCCGCTTGAGTGAAAAAGGCAACGTAAAGTCTATTTCTGGCGGCAGTACGATTATGCAAGAAATCTTCTACAACGACCCGACAACTAATTATGCAAATAGTTTTAGCGGTTATGACGTAATCAACATTTCGCCCGATTCGCCAATTTCTGCGGCGCAATTCTCATTGAAACATTATGCTGATGCCGTAACGATTTCGGGTCCAGAAATGTTGACGAACAGTGGCAAAGAGCAAATGATTGAACTGCTTGCTACTCGTGTTGAAGTCGCTGAAGCGCGTTTGCGTAACAAAATTGACGCGGATTTACATGGTGACGGTACAGGCAATTCTGGTAAAGCGTTAGTCGGTACGGCGGCAATGATTAGCACATCACCAACAACAGGTGTGTACGGTGGTATCGACCGCGCAACATGGGCTTTCTGGCAAAACGGTGCTGATACTTTATCAGGGGCAACGGCGGCAAACATTCAAGCAAAAATGAATTCAGTAGCGTTAAGTCGGGTTCGTGGCAATGACCATATTGATTTTATCTACGCTGGGACATTTGCTTACAGTACGTTTCTTGCCAGCTTGCAAGCAATCCAACGTATTACTGACGATAAATTAGGCGCGGCTGGTTTTAGTGCGTTGAAATTTTACGGTGGCGCGGGTTCTGCTGACGTTGTTTTGGGTGGTGGCATCGGCGGCAATCAAGCGACAGGCCGCATGGATTTCATCAACACTAATTACGTCATGTTCAGACCGCATAAAGAGCGTAATTTCGTACCAATTGGCGGTGACCGTCAAGCAGTGAATCAAGATGCGGTCGTTCGTTTAATCGGTTGGTCGGGCGCGTTGACTTGCTCGGGCGCACAATTCAACGCTGTTTTAACCGTATCGTAAGAAGGAGTAATAACAATGGCTTATACAATCGTTGCAACTACATTGGGCGTTCAAGGTATTTCAAATACCGACACAGTTCAAAATCAACCGCTCGGCGCAATTGTTGAGGCGTTTGACCCGTCTTATGGCGGCGGCGAATTTATTTACTTGAAAGGCGTTGCTTCAACAGTCGTGGGTTCACTTGTTACTTACGACTGCTACCTAGGCACAACAACATTAGCTCCAGCAACAGGCGGAAAAGGTTCGGTTGCCGTGTCGATGTCTGCAAACGTAGCAGACCAATATGGCTGGTATCAAATCCAAGGCACAGCCGCAGTAAAAGCACCTAACGCTATGACTGCTGGAGCGGACGTGTTTATGCTTGCGGCAACACCTGGCAGCGTTGACGATGCAGTTGTGGCAGGCGAACAAGTATTAAGTGCCACCGTATCAACGACAACAGGCACGCCATCGGCAGGCTTGGCGTTGATTCAAATCAATCGCCCATTCTTACAAGGTCAGATTACCTAACCCACTAGGGGGATAGAAAACTATCCCCCGCTTTCAAGGAATTAAAAAATGAGTGAAGAAATCAATTATGTTGGCGATACAGGCGGCGATGTTTACCTTGATGTGAGTTTTTATAAAAACTTTTTCAATGGCGAAGAAGCCGATTTTGTAAAAATTAGCTTGCCAGGCGATAAAACACTAACAATTGACACCATTGCAGAACCGTCACACAAGGCGCGATTTAAACGCCAATGGGATGCGTACATTGGTTATCGTGATATGACAGGGATGCCAATTAGCGAATGGGACGAAATTTCAGAAAGTTTAAAAATGGAATTGGGCTATCAAGGCTTCAAATTTGTTGAGCAAGTCGCGGGTGCGCCTGACCAAGCCTTTGCGCGAATGATGGGCGGCGTTCAGATTAGAACCAAAGCACAATCATTTTTAAATCGCGGCAAAGTCGATGCAGATGTAGTTATTGCAAAACAAGGCGAACAAATTCAAGAACTGACTGAAAAATTGGATTTGTTAATGCAATCCATGAATTCCAATACATCAAAAAAATAAGGCGCAACAATGGCAAATTTACTAACAAATGTTCAAGACGTGTGCATGGAATTAGGTTTGCCTACGCCAACAGCTGTTGCAAGCTCGACGGATTTCCAAATCAAGCAATTGCAGGCGTTAATGAATCGCGTAGGTGATACGTTATCAACGGAACGGGATTGGCAGGTTTTAGCGTCAGAATATCGGTTTAACACCGTTTTTTATACGGTTACTGGGAACGTGACGGCGAACTCTAAAACTGTGACAAGCTTATCATCTGTAGCGGGATTAACGTCGGATTTTATGTGTAGCGGCGCAGGCATTGCCCAAGATTCACTAATTATCTCGGTTAGTTCAAACAGTGCCGTGTTAAGCGTTCCCGCCACGGCAACCGCAACAGGTGTGAAATTGACGTTTGGACGGGTTTATTATCCAATGCCTGCCGATTTTGAGCGCATGGTTGACAAAACCCAATACAACAAAACAACTAATTGGCAGGTTTTAGGACCCAAAAACGCTCAAGAATGGCAATCGCTAAAATCAAGTTATGCCTCAACAGGGTTGCAACTGCGTTTTAGAATAATTGGCGATAAATTTACAATTTATCCGATGCCTACGTCAGTTTTTACGCTCGGTTTTGAGTATATATCAAATTCATGGGTAACAGACATTAGCGGTTCTCTAAAATCAAAAATGACACTCGACACGGATTCAAGCCGTTTTCCAGATAGGTTAATCGTGTTAGGTACAAAATTGAAGCTTTTTGAAATCAAAGGTTTTGATACAACTGCATTATTACAGGACTATGCTCGAGAACTAGAGAAATGGAAAGCAAGCGAAAGTGGTGCAGATACCCTAAGCCTTGCGCCTAGCCGTTTTGGAGCTTTCTTGTCATCAGATAATTTGCCAGATACGGGGTATGGAAGTGTTACGACCTAAACGACAATCATCTCAAACATTCACCGTCACCGCCCCAATTGGCGGCTGGAATGCCATTAACCAATTGGCGGCAATGCCATCTAATGATGCCGTAATAATTGATAACTGGTTTTGTTTGCCCACTGAACTGCAAAGCCGAAAAGGTTATACGCAGTGGTTAGCAGTTGGAGTGCTGGGGAAGTTTGAATCTTTCATTGTTTACAGGGGGCAAGATGGTTCGCAGTTTATTTTTGCGGTAAGCAATACAGGGACAATGTGGGACATATCAACGAAAGGTGGTGTCCCTAGTGGTGTTTTTACAGGTTTATTAAATGCACGCTGGAAATATGCACAGGTATCAACTAGCGGCGGCACATTTACAGTGGCAGTTAATGGCGCGGACAACTTAAAGCTATTTAACGGCACAACATGGTACACAGTAACAGGCGCGTCAACACCTTACGCCATTACAGGTGTTTCGACAGCATTATTAAGTGATGTAATCTTGCATCATCGCCGCGCATGGTTCGTGCAAAAAAATAGTATGAAATGCTGGTATTTAGGCATTGATTCTATTGCAGGTGCGGCAAACCCCTATGATTTTGCGCCATTGTTTAAGCTAGGTGGGAGCATTGCTAAAATCGAAACGTGGTCGCTCGATGCGGGCGCGGGCATGGATGATTACTTTGTTGTCATTACGACAACTGGGGAGATTGCGGTATTCAGTGGCACAGACCCATCATCGGCTTCGACGTGGAGTTTGAATGGCGTTTATTTTTGTGGCTCACCTATTGGCGGCGCAAATTGTACATTGAAGTATGGCGGTGATGTTTTACTGCTTAATAAAGACGGTCTAGTGCCACTTTCACAATGGTTGCTTTCTAGCCAGGTTAATGTAAAAGATTCCATTTCAAACAAAATACAACAAAAAATTTCTGACGCAACATCGCAATATGCCAGTAATTACGGGTGGCAAGTCGTTTTAAACCCGCCTCAAAATATGCTTTTTGTGAACGTGCCAATTAGCGCAACGGAATCAGAACAATACGTCATGAATACGATTAGTGGCGCGTGGTCTCGATTTACAGGAGTGAATGCAACTTGCTGGTTATTTGTAGGGGATAATCTACTGTTTGCAAAAGAGGGAAAAATCTATAATTTTTGGGACGGAAATAATGATGATGGTGCAATTATTGCCACCGATTTATTACCCGCTTTTTCATCATTTGGCGGGACAAGTCAGATAAAACGCTTCACAATGGCTCGCGTTTCAATGGGTTATGATTATAGCTTTTCTTTTTCGGGGAAAATCAATGTTGATTTTGATATTTCAACTCAGCCAGAACAACCATATAACGCTTTAAACGATGCAAGCGCTGGGTTATGGGACGTTAGCTTATGGGGCGAGCCAGTTTGGGGAGGTGATATAACGGCTTTTTCAAGATGGCAAATGGCAAGTGGAATGGGGTATTACGGTTCGTTTAGAATCAAAACATCAACCAAAAACTCAAGCGTGCGTTATTACGCAACAGATTATGTTTTAGAAGGCGGAGGGGTGTTGTGATTGTCACGAGCCAACAAGAACGCCTCGCACGTTTTTTTTGTGAAATGAACAAGATTGAATACCATAAAGATACGCGCTCAATTTATATCGGGCTTGAATCATCAAGCGGTGAAATAGATGCCGTAATTGAATACAACAATTTTATTGGCGATTCCTC